ATAAGTTTTTCACAGAAAATACGGTCTGCCCTACCTGTCAGCAGGATATAGAAGAAGAGTTTCGTGTAAATAGAATTAGTGACGCTCAAAATAAAGCAAAGGAGCTCAAGAAGGGTTACGAAGACCTGGAAGAGACTATAAAATTAGAACAACAACGAGAGCGTCAATTTAATATTCTTTCCAAGGAGATTACGAAACTAACGCATGGCATTTCTCAAAACAATACTCGGATTAGTCTCAATCAACGACAGATCAGAGATCTTGAACATGAAATTCAAACTATTACCAGTAACCTACAGAACAGAAATACTGAACATGAGAAATTAGAACAGTTTAAAGACAATCTCCAAAAGACAATTGAATACCTATCAGACAAAAAACAAGAAATCGTTCACTACGATTTTGCCTATTCCTTACTCAAGGACGATGGCGTAAAAACAAAAATCATTAAGAAGTATCTTCCATTTATTAATCAACAGGTTAATCGTTACCTTCAGATGATGGACTTCTACATCAACTTTAAACTTGATGAGGAGTTCGGTGAAACGATTGAATCACCTATCCACGAAAACTTTTCTTATAGTTCTTTCAGTGAGGGTGAAAAAATGCGTGTTGACCTTGCACTACTCTTCACCTGGAGAGAAGTTGCAAGACTTAAGAATTCTGTGAATACTAATCTGTTGATTATGGATGAGGTGTTTGATTCTTCACTGGATGGTTTTGGAACGGAAGAGTTCTTAAAGATTATTCGTTATGTCATTAAGGATGCTAATATCTTTGTTATTTCACATAAGTCTGACTTACATGACAAATTTGAAACTGTCATAAGGTTTGATAAGGTAAAAGGTTTTTCACGTATGGTGTCATGAGTAACTGGAGGGAAGAATACAAACAGTTCACAAGAAACAAAAAGGAACTTGATCTGCTAGAAAACGGACCAAAGAGTCTGGCACAGTCATGGCATATGCAAGCCATGTATAATAAGTGGAAACGTATTAAGGGAATTTCCGATGAACACCCCTAACTGGCAACACCACTCCAAGAAGGAGCAGAAACGAACTCTCAAACCTCAAGCAATGAGAGCAAGAAGAGAGGCACTCAGACAATTCAAGAAGCGTCACAAGAACCGCCCAGACAAGGCGGTTTCGTCGTATTATGAGTCCATACGAACGGAACATTATGGCAGTTTCACACGAGATCAAATCCCAACTAGCTAAACTTCTAGCAACTGAAGATCTTGTAGTAGAACACAAGAACGTTGAAACTGCCTGCTTCAATGTTCACACCAGAGTGCTGACTCTCCCTATGTGGGATGGTGCTACCAATCAAGTGTATGATATGCTGGTGGCACACGAGGTGGGTCATGCACTCTATACTCCAGACCGTGACTGGATCAAAGAATACAAAATTTCCCCACAATTTGTAAATGTTGTGGAAGATGTCCGTATTGAGAAGTTGATGAAGCGTCGTTATGCTGGCATCTCTAAGACATTCTATCGTGGATATAATGAACTCTCTGACAATGATTTCTTTGGTGTAGAGTGTGAAGATGTAAGCAAGATGAACCTTGCCGACCGTGTAAATCTTCACTTCAAGATTGGAAACTTTGTTGATATTCCTTTCGGTGAAGATGTAGAGATGCCTATTGTTCGCATGATTGAAGAATGCGAGACTTTTGATGATGTTCTCTTGGCATCAGAAGCACTTTACAAATATTGTAAGGAGCAGATGGATACTGAGACCAAAACTGATATGGATTCATTGGAATCTCAGAATTCTAGTTCATCTGAAGAATCTGGTGATGAGTCGATGCAGCAACAGCAACCTGGTGAAACTGATGATGGAGAAACGCAGGATACGGAAGAAGTTTCTAATCAAGTTGAGGAACAAGAGGATAAGAATACTACTCAGGCAGGAGAGACAAATCAAGAACCTGAAGTAAATACGATGGATGCACTCAATGATGCTATCAAGGAACTTACATCTAATGGTGGTGTTGAGAATGTGTATATTGAACTTCCTGAGTTAAATCTTGATGATATTATTGTTCCCAATAAGAGAATTCATGAGGAGTGTGATGAGCACTGGGAAAGTCCTCTTGATCCCAGTGTCTTTGATTTTGTTGATTCTGAATTCTTGAAGTTCAAAAAGTCAGCACAGAAGGAGGTGAATTATCTTGTCAAAGAATTTGAATGTAGAAAATCTGCTAGTAGTTATGCTCGTGCTACTACTAGTCGCACTGGAGTTCTGGACTGCTCTAAACTCCACACCTACACATACAACGAAGACCTATTCAAGAAGGTAACCACACTTGCCGATGGTAAGAACCATGGATTAGTTTTTATTCTTGACTGGTCTGGTTCAATGGGAACCGTGATGCTTGATACGATGAAGCAACTCTTCAATCTTGTGTGGTTCTGTAAGAAAGTTAGTATTCCCTTTGAGGTTCATGCCTTCACCAATGAGTATCCTCTCATCAATGAAACATCTGGTATCAGAGAACTTTCTTATCAAAAGAAAGAAGGTCTGATGCACGTTGGTGAATATTTTTCACTCATGAATATCCTGACACACGATGTCAGTGGTAAGGTTCTGGAACATCAGATGAAGAATATCTTCCGACTTGGATATTACTTCAGTCGTTATGCAATGTATCCTATTCCTGTTGGAATGGGTCTTTCAGGAACTCCTCTTAATGAAGCAATGGTTAGTCTTCATCAAATCATTCCTCAATTTAAGAAAACTAATGGTGTTGAGAAAGTTCAGTGTGTTGTGCTGACTGATGGTGAGGGATATTGCCCCAAGTATCATCGTGAGATTCAACGTCACTGGGAGCACGAACCTTTCATTGGTCTTGGTAGTATTGGACCTAATTGTTTTCTGCGTGACCGTAAGACCGGAAATACTTATGCTCTCAATGGAAATTGGGGTGAAATTACAGATGTCCTTCTTACAAACTTGAGAGATAAATTTACTGATACCAACTTTATCGGTATTCGTGTTCTCGAAGGTCGTGATGCAAATCCATTTATTCGTCGTTATTGTGATTATGACGAGCATTCTAAAATGGAAAAACTGCAGATTGAATGGAAGAAGCAAAGGTCATTCTCCATCAAGAATTCTGGATATCATTCTTACATTGCACTTTCTGCAACTGCTCTCGGAAATGAATCTGAATTTGAAGTTGAAGAGTCTGCCTCTAAAACTCAAATCAAGAAATCATTCATGAAGAGTCTGAAAAACAAAAAAATGAACAAGAAGATTTTGAATGAGTTTATTGAACTTGTCGCCTGATAAATATTTTATATACGGAGGTTTTTAACAATGTCAATGTTTGCAAAATTGATTGGAAATACACCAGCATCACCAACACCACCTGCTCCAGCAGTAGTAGAAACACCTCCTGCTGAAGCGATTCAACCGGATGATGTTGAAGTTGCTCTGGAAGCAGATCTTTCCATTAAAGATATGGACAAAGATGAACTTGAATCTTATGGTAGAACTGTGGGTATTGAGTTAGATAAAAGAATTTCCAGAAAAAAAATGATAAGACAGTTGGAAGATTATTTGGGAGTGTCCGATTCTTGAACTGTCCACCAGGCACCCATCAGGTGCCTTTTTTCTTGTATAATGACTTCAGTTGAAACAAACAAACGACATCATGTCTCTCTCTGCTGACTATATCCGTACTTCTCTTCAAGAACTTTACGGAGAGTCTGTAACCACTGGCGATATTCGTGCGTGGTGTGCTATGAACGGTTCTAATTATCAAACTGTAACTAATAAACTCACTGATTATAAAGTTGGTCGTGGCAAGTGGAACCTGACTATTCAAGAAAAACTTGAGCAAACTTATCAGGCACCTCCTGCTATGCCTGCTGCAGCACAAAACCTTATTCCTCTGAAAGATGATACCTTCGTCAAGTTTGGCAATTTCGGTGATATTAAAAAAATTATTCAGTCCCGTCTATTCTATCCAACGTTCATTACTGGACTCTCCGGTAATGGTAAAACTTTCTCAGTTGAACAAGCGTGTGCTCAACTGGGTAGAGAA